GGAATGCGCATCATAGGCCTTACGCGCCCCTCGGTGTGGGCGCATAGAACTGTTCCCTGCGACCCTAGCGCCCCGGCGCGCTGCTATGGCCGCTTCCTGTAAAAAGGAGGTATGGCTGTGGCAAATACGAACAGCCCCTTCGGTTTTCTTCAGTATCAGGGCGGAGCCGGCGGCGCGCCGACTTTTGCTCAGACTGAACGCCGAATTGCGTCGACCAATACGACGCCGATCTATTTCGGTGACCCGGTCATGCCGGTCATCGGCTCTGCCAACGGCTACATCACGCAGGCCGCCGCCGGCACGACCGTCATCGACGGTATCTTCGTTGGCTGCAAGTACCTGTCGGTCGCGCAGCAGAAGATGGTGTGGTCGCGCTATTGGCCCGGCAGCGACGCAAATGGTGACGTTTATGCTTACGTCATCGACGACCCGAACGCGCGCTTCCTTGTGCAATCTTCGTGGGCGACGCCGCTGGCGACCAGTCTGACGACTTTTGGCACTACGCCGGTTGGGCAGTATTGCCAATTCAACATTGGCACCGGCACCACCGCCAATGGCCAGTCAGGCGCCTACGTTTCGACGCTGGGCACCACCGTCACCTACCCGTTCATCGTGGTCGATCTGCAGACGTTCCCGCCCGGCTCGAACGGCACCGATCCTACCACGCGTTATTACAACGTGGTCGTTGGCTTCAACAACGAATGGCTCCGTACCAGCGGCGCCGGCCCCACGGGCATCAGCTAAGGAGTAACGACCAATGGCTGTTAATCTTTCAAACATCAAAGACCTGCTTCTGCCGGGTCTTCGCGGTGTCGAAGGTAAGTACGAGATGATCCCGTCTCAGTACGACAAAATCTTCACCAAGCACGATTCGAAGATGGCTCTCGAGCGCACCGCCGAAATGCGGTACCTCGGCCTCGCCCAGCTCAAGACCGAAGGCGGCCAGACCGCGTTCGACAACAGCGCCGGCGAACGCTTCGTCTACAATCAGGAACATACGGAAATCGCCCTTGGCTACGCGATTACTCGCAAGGCCATCGACGACAACCTGTATAAGACGCAGTTCCATCCGTCGAACCTCGGTCTGATCGAGAGCTTCCAGCAGACCAAGGAAATCTACGGCGCCAACATCCTGAACACGGCGACCACCTACAATGCCGCTATTGGCGGCGACGGTGTCGCTTTGTGCGCTTCCAACCACCCGATTGATGGTGGCACGGTTGCGAATATTCCGACGACCGCGGTCGACCTCAACGAAGCAACGCTTCTCAACGGCATGATCTCGGTTCGTACGAACTTCAAGGATCAGGCCGGCCTGAAGGTCTTCGCCCGTGCGCGCAAGCTCATCGTGGCGCCCCAGAACGAGCCAGTCGCAATTCGTCTGACCAAGACGGAACTGCGCCCCGGCACTGCAGATAACGACGTCAACGCGTTGCTCTCGACGGCCGGCGGTCTGCCCGAAGGATACATGGTCAACGACTTCTTGACGTCTCCGTATCCATGGTTCCTGCTTACGAATATCGACGGCCTCTCCTACATGGAGCGCGTCAAGTTCGAGACGGATATGCAGGTCGATTTTGTGACCGACAACCTGCTGGTGAAGGGCTACGAGCGGTATAGCTTCGGCTACTACAACTGGCGCAGCATCTTCGGCAGTTTCCCGACCTCGTAACAACAGGAAAGGAGCAGCCTAATGGCTACGGTCATCAACGACATCCAGCCCGGGCAGTCACCAAACCCAAACGGGAGCCCGGCGACCGCCGGGACCACCCTGACGGGTCCGGTCCTCGCCGGCACGGTGTTCAACAGCGACGGCACCGGCAACCTTGCCGGTGTTGGCAACCCGACGGGCACCCAGAACATCGGCTACGTACAGATGGCGCAGAGCGCCGTTGTCACGCAGGCGGCTGGCGGTTGCGCGATCACCATTCCGGCTCAGAGCCAGATCACCGACATCTATCTGATGGTGACGACGGCTTGGACCGGAGCGGCGAAGACCTGTGGCATTGGTTCGACGGCTTCGGCAACGGCATTTACTGCCGCCGCCGCAGTTTCGGCCACGGCCCTTGGTCAGATCACGATTACGCCGGGCACTGGTGCCACGCAGATCGCAAACTGGGACAACGTCGGCAACACCGACGTCCAGTTCTTTGTTACTTCCACCAACACTGGCTCTGGAGTGGGAACCCTCACGGTTTGCTACTTGCAGGGCATCAATCTGGCTTCGTAAGGAGACCTTGATATGAAGGCTCATCACAAGAAGGCGCGCCACCACAAGGCGCACGGCGGCGCCGAAAGCGCCATGAAGGGTGTTCCCGAGTACGAGCAGGACCTGCGTATGAATCCGGGCCGTCGTAATGCGGACGCCGAAACCATCTACGACGAGGCCGAGGCGGGCACGGGCCGCAAGCGTGGTGGCCGCACCAAGCGCAAGCACGGTGGCCATGTCGCGGCGCACGAGATGCACCCGAAGCACCACAAAAAGCACGTCGAAATGCACGGCAAGCATGCCATGCACCACGCGGGCCGCAAGCCGCGCAAGAGCGGAGGCCGGGCAGGTTCCAATATGAACCCGCTGTCGTCGGCCCACGCGGGCACCCCGGCCAAGGGGCGCCACACCGTCGATATCGACTGATTGTCGATGGCGGGGGCTTCAGCCCCCGCCACTCTTTTCTTTTCAGGAGGCCCGGATGTCGGGGGCATGGACGCGCAAGGAAGGTAAGAACCCTGAAGGCGGCCTAAACGCCCGCGGCCGCGCCTCGCTGAAGGCCGAAGGCCACAACATCAAGCCGCCCGTTTCGCGCGAGCAAGCGCAGAAGTCAGATGCCTCTGCTGCACGGCGCGACAACTTCCGGGCCAGAATGTGCGGCATGAAGAAACGGCTTACGTCTGCCAAGACTGCACATGACCCCAACAGCCGGATCAATCTGGCGCTGAAGAAATGGGATGTGAAGTGCTGACATGACCGAACGCAAGAAATTCTGGGAGAAACTCCCGCCGTCCGACCACAAGGACAAGCACCTGAGCACGAAGGGCGTGAAGGTTGCGAAGGCCAAGGCGCGCATCTCCGGGCGCCCCTACCCGAACCTCATCGACAACGTGACCGCGGCACGGCTTGGCTATACGAAAGGTACAAAGTAAATGAGGCCGATTACTGTCAGCGTCGGGCCGCTCGCGGCGGCGTCTGCGACCAACATCCGCACCGCATCGGCTATTGCTGGCGCAGGCGCCGTCACGCTGAACGGCTCGCTCGTCTCGAGCGGCGTCGCCACGCTCGACACGCAGCGTCGCGTGCTGTTCACCAGCGCGGGCAACGATAGCGGCATCACGTTCACGATCAGCGGCACCAACAACAACAAAGACCTGATTAGCGAGACACTGACCGGCGGCAACGCCACCGGCGTCTACACGGTGCTCGATTACAAGACTGTCACGTCGGTCACGGCGAGCGGCGCCC